ACGGTGCTTTGAGTTGGTCTGCTCCGTATGGTCACACCGTTACAATTAATATTGCCACTTATAAAAAGGTACGATTTAAAACGGTGGTCAACGGTGTGTCTGATAGTTGTTTTATTCTTGAACCAGAGGGTGTGAATGTAAAGAAGATCAGACGTGCATTTATTGCGAACTATGTCCACAGTATTGACGCTTCTATCTTACATCGAGTGGCTGAACAAATGGAGTTTGACATAGGGTTTGTACATGATAGCTTCTGTTGCCATGCACCACACATCAACTCATTAAAACGTAGTTTATTAAAGACTTACGAAGAAATATTTTCACGGAACTTGCTGGACGAACTGAGTCAACAGGTTTCAATAACACAGGAAACGGAACGCATTGCACCGCCTCAGTTTGGTACATTAGATGTATCGCAGATAAGTCGCTGTAAGTACGTTTACCACTAATCATAAAATCAAAACAACATATATATATATACTATGAGTATTAATGCACGAAAGAAACACGAGATGATAAAAGCAAAGGGCGTAGCCCGATACTGTCATTTGAATCAACCTAATAAAAAGTTCGACCCGGAGTTCGGCACATACAGTTGTGATCTTGTTGTAAGTAAGGACCAAGCTGAAATGATAAAGGATAAATTACGTCCGTTGTACGAAGAAGAATTAAAAAAAGTACAGGAAGAAAACGGTAAGAAAAAGATTAACACACGGGAGATACCACTGGAAGAAGATGAAGCTGGATTCGTACTGAAAAGTAAATTAAAAGCAGGAGGTCGTCGTAAGGATGGATCAGAGTACAAGTTATCTATTGCTTTGTACGACGCATCTGGTAAACCGTTACCCGAAGATGTTCAGGTTTGGGGTGGAAGCACAGTGAATGTGGCGTTTCGTCCTAGATTCTACTACAATTCGGCTATTGGTTTTGGTGTTTCCTTTGAACTGCAAGCTGTGCAGGTAATCAATCTGGCAAATGGAGGTACGAGTTCGGTAGCAGCTGAAGCTTTCGGGTTTACTGAAGAAGAAGGTTATATAGCAAATGGAGGTGAAACCCTAGACCAAGTATTCGACAGTGCCGAAGATAACGAAGAGCCGAAAACGTTCACAGCGAACTTCTAACAACGGGTTTCGTAGCGGATTTGAAGCAAAACTCGCACATCAGTTAAAGCGTAGTGGTGTTCGATTCAATTACGAAACCTTGCAGATCGAGTACCAAAAGGTCAGTACTTATACTCCAGACTTTATACTTCCTAACGGCATCATCATCGAAGCCAAGGGAGTGTGGACAGTTGACGACCGCAAGAAGCACTTGTTGGTTCGTGAACAGCATCCAGAGTTGGACATTCGTATGGTCTTTCAAAACGCTCGCAACAAGATTCGTAAAGGTTCGGATACTACCTACGCTAACTGGTGTGAAAAGAAAGGAATTAAATATGCAGATAAAACCATACCGAAGTCATGGCTTTCACAGCGACGCACCAACCGTGTAATACTTGCGGGTCGAGTGATGCTGTCGGAGTCAACGATGACGGAAGTTGGCACTGCTTCAGTTGCAATCGACACGGAGCAGGAGATCGAGAAAGGAAACCAATAGTGACAGACTCAGCAATTACATTATTAAATGGAAAACCAGAACCAATACCACGACGAAACTTAACGGAAGAAACTTGCAGGAAATGGGGATACTGGATGGGGATGGATGGAGAAGACCCTGTACAGATTGCTAACTATCGAGCCAGAGACGGTAAGACAGTTGCCCAAAAGATTCGATACGCAAATAAAAGATTTAAAGTTCGTGGTGAATTGATTGGTTTATATGGTCAACATCTTTGGATGGACGGTGGACGTCGTGTGGTGGTGACAGAAGGAGAGATTGATGCGTTAAGTGTCAGTCAAGCATTGGGCAATCGTTATCCAGTAGTGAGCGTACCAAACGGTGCAGGAGCTGCCAAGAAGTACGTTGCTCAAGCGATTGATTGGTTAGATAGATTTGAAAAGGTAGTGTTTTGTTTCGATATGGATGATGTAGGCAGGAAGGGGGCGAGTGAATGTGCAGCTCTACTGACACCGGGAAAAGCTTACATTGCAGAACTACCACTCAAAGACCCAAACGACATGGTTACTTCGCACAAGTCAAAGGAGTTAGTCAGTTGTTTATACGAGGCAAGAGAGTACCGACCTGATGGAATCATCAACGGAGTAGACTTGTGGGATGAAGTAAGTAATACTGAAAGCCATAAAGCTATCCCGTATCCATACTATGGGTTAAATAACACGACACACGGACTACGACTAGGTGAGCTAGTGACGGTATGTGCGGGTAGTGGAATCGGGAAGTCCCTGTTCTGTCGTGAGATTTGTCACCACCTGCTAGGTCTTGGCGAGACGGTAGGATACATAGCACTGGAAGAATCCGTCAGGCGTACTGCCTTGGGTATCATGGGTATCCATCTGAACAAACCATTACATCTTGAAGATGATACGGTAGAAGTGGAAGCGTTACGTCCAGCATTTGAGGAGACAGTAGGGAACGGAAAGTTCTACACCTACGATCACTTCGGCAGTATGGACAGTGACAACCTGCTATCTAAGATTCGTTATCTGATAAAAGGGTTTGATTGTAAGTGGATATTCTTGGATCACCTGTCGATTGTTATATCAGGTATAGCAGGTGACGACGAACGACGGTTGATAGATAACACGATGACCAAGCTGCGTAGTCTTGTTGAAGAGACAAAATGTGGAATGATACTGGTGTCTCACTTAAAGCGTGTGGATAGTGGGCATGAAGAAGGAGGGCGAGTAAGTCTGCATCATCTACGTGGTAGTCAAGCTAGCGCACAGCTATCAGACATGGTGATAGGGTTAGAACGAAATCAACAAGCAGATACAACAAGTAATGAAACAAGAGTAAGAGTACTGAAGAATCGTTTTAGTGGAGAGACAGGTCACTGTTTAACACTGCACTACGACCACGACACAGGACGGTACACAGAGGACAGAAATGTCTTTAAGGAAGATAAAACCAATAACAACCCATTCTAAAAATGACAGGAACTATTAACAGTATAATACCAGAGGAGCAACAGCGGGATATAATATGCAGACTTAGAGAGGAGTTTAAACAGAAAGTTAAGGATGCGGTGTTAGGTAAAGTTACTGCTAATACACCTAAATGGAAAGCCCAAGCTATAAACGATATATACATACATCCTAGAGACACTTGCAAGTTGGTAAATGCTATAGGGGAACTGATGATTAAGATCGTAGACCAAAACTATGACGTATGTAAAAAATATAAAAAGCGTAAATATAAATGAAAACACTATTCTTTGATATAGAAACAAATCCTATTGAGGACTGGTCGAACTTGACCGATCTTGACACGGTTCACTGTCTGAGTATATACGAACCTACCACTCCCAAGATGATTACCTATAACGGTGCTGGTATAAAGAACGGACTACAGGAGTTAGCTAAAGCAGACCGTATTGTTGGTCACAATGTTATAGGTTTTGATCTACCTGCTCTGTCCAAAATGTACAACTTCCATCCACCGCTGATTAAAGTATTAGATACAATGGTGATGGCTAAGTGTATAGTAGCAGATGTACGCAACGACGACTTCTTACGCCATGACTTTGACAAGGCTTTGATTGGTAGTCACTCGTTGAAAGCTTGGGGCAAGAGAATGCACAAAGTTACAAAGCTTGCATACGGTGAAGAAGAAGGAGCGTTTGATGAGTACAACGATGAGATGAGAAAATACTGTGAGCGTGATGTCTTAGTAACTCAGTTGTTGTACGACTACTTATTATCCAGTAAACCATCCAGTCATATGTTAGCGATTGAGCATTGGTTTGCTTTTATCATGCGTAAACAGGAGGAGCAGGGCTTTCGATTCGATCTGGAAAAAGCAGAAAAGTTAGAGCTAAAGCTACTGGCTAAACGTGCTGAGTTGTTGGACAAGTTACAGACTGAGTTCCCGTCAAAGACAGAAGAGATGAAGACACCGAGTGGTTGGGAAGTCGAAGGATACACAGCACCGACTAAGGCAAAATTAAAGTTGATACTTAAAGATGCAGGGTTGAAGCAGTCACTTGCTAAAGATGCAGTTAAGTTAGCACCAAAGACTAAGACCATACCCTTCAACCCCGGTAGTCGTCAGCAGATTGCAGAACGCATGACTTCGTTAGGATATGAACTACCCATTGAACCAGACGCAAAGACTCCAAAGGTTGACGAAGCAGTGTTACGTAGTATTGACCATCCATTTGCAGAGGTGCTGTGTGATTACTTATTGGTTACGAAACGACTAGGACAATTATCAGAAGGTAATCAAGCGTGGTTGAAGTTAGCCAAAGAGGGACGGATACACGGTAGAGTAAATACAAACGGTGCAGTCACTGGTCGTTGTACTCATCAAAATCCAAATGTTGCACAAGTACCTGCCTGTCGTGCTGAATACGGTACGGAGTGCAGGGAACTTTTCAGAGCTGGACACGGGTACAAACTGGTAGGGTGTGACGCTAGTGGTTTAGAACTACGGATGCTTGCACACTACATGGCTTTCTACGACGGAGGTGCATACGCCAGAGAAGTTATTGAAGGAGACATCCATACATTAAATCAGAAGGCTGCCGGATTATCTGAACGTGACCAAGCAAAGACATTTATCTACGCTCTTTTATACGGTGCAGGAGATGCCAAGATCGGTGAGATTGTTGGTGGTTCAGCCAGAGACGGACAGATGTTAAAGCGTAAGTTCTTGAGTAACCTGCCAGCGTTGAAACAGTTACAGGCAGAGGTACAACGAAAGGTAACAAACGGTGGTAAGTTGATTGGATTGGATGGTCGTGTGCTTCCTGTACGATCTCAACACGCTGCGTTGAATATGTTGTTACAGTCAGCAGGTGCAGTATGTATGAAGGTATCTTCAATCCAGTTGTTTCATAAACTCAATCAATTAGGATGGGCACACGGTAGGGAATATGCTTTTGTAGCTAACGTTCACGACGAG